TTTCTCGAAAATGAGATGTACGTGAATTATCTTAGTCATAAATTCATTATTTAGAAGTTTCTTTCTACAAATATATTCTAAATAATAAATATATAGAAGTATTTCCGAATAAAATATATACTATTTAGGGTGTTTAGAGGATATGACTTCATAAGTTCTTTTATATGCTCAAATGAATAGATGGTATTGATGAATAGTTATAGAGTGAAATGTTAAAAATAAGTTTAGGCATACCATAAGGCATACCGATAAGACATACTTTTTTCATAGGCAATAAGCTTGTGTAATGTAGTTTAGGCATACTTTTTTAACAATTAGAAAAGGGTGTATTTTATATGATGTTTCCTTTTAGGTTATGTTTTTAGGCGTTTAAATAAATATTTATAGGGGGATAGTATAGTGTTTTTAGCGGGTAGTATAATTGTACTAATCATATAAACTGTTGATTCATAATAGGTATTTATGGAATAAGTGCTATTTTAGCGTAATAAACGTGCGCGCGTCGCAAATAATTGGCAGTATAGCTCAGCTGGTAGAGCGAAGGTGTACATACGTGGTGAACACGTATGCAGGTCTTTTGTCACAAGTTCGACTCTTGTTGCTGCCGCAACGGTTTTTGAAGGTGTGAAGAACGCTCCCGGCATTCAGGGCTCCGACTGAGGGATAAAGCGCGCGGAGATTAAGGTAATTAATTAGTTGTTTGATGGAAATGCTCCCGGTGATTGTGCCGGGAGCATTATTTAGTATGAAAATAGATATTCCCATTATAAAAAGAAATATCATCCGCGAGGTTCTCTATTCGCACAAGGAACTTCCACGGTATCAGCGTGCACTCGAAATCTTGTTTTGTGCAGTAAACGGATATGAACCTATTGATGGATATATAAGTGACATCGAAGATGCAGGATATCGAGAGCTATACGCTAAAATATTGGAAAAAGTCAAGGAGCTAAGAGCAGGCCTTCCAAGTGCCAATAATACCAGCAAGTAAACTTATCAAATTGGCTATTTTCTTATTTCTATTCTTACTTTACATTGATAGCACGCAACAATTGCTGTATCTGCACCATCTGCCCTTTCATTACATCCATATCATCTTCCAGTTGATTAACTTTATCATAATATGTTTCATTCAGATTCGGCATTTTAGCACTGAAATACCATTCAGCATGAAGTATGGTGTTTATCTCCTGAGCTTCCAAATTAAAATTGGGGTAATTGATCTTATCTACATTATCTGACATGCAGACGAGGAATCCATGTTGACGGAATCGGTTCTTGATGCGTTTGATATATGAACGCCCATCAGTGTCACTAATGACGTAGATGTGTTGGTCGGGCATGTCCTGCCATTCAGAACGGTCGAGTAATCTCACGATAACGTAGGAGCTATCCAATAATGTAGGTGACATACTTTCTCCTTTGATGCGGACGCAGAAGTATTTCTCACTATTACGCACCATGGATGAAGGCATTTTTATGGTATCTACTACTTCCAAATAATCGGGATTATCGTAGCCACAGCAGCCTGCTGCAACAGAGATGTCTACCAGTGGGATTGAAACAAAATCATTGTTTATTTGAGATAACGCAAAAGAAGATTTTGGTGGCTGTTTTTCCATAGAACCGCGACCGGTCAAGAGCCAATCTAAATTTATATCGATATTTCTTGCGATTTTCTCTAAAAAATCAAATTTAGGCATCGTTGACGTTCTGTAGCCACGGACATTTGCTTCATTACTTCCTATTAAAGAGGCAAATACGGTGTTTTTCCCATTCCCGTACTTATTAACTAATTGAGTTATCCTCTCGTGAATTGTTTCGTCTTTCTGCATGATTTTAATATATAAATCGTGAAATAGTTCGATAATTATTTGCTTCTATCGAAAGAAGTTTCGATATTTGCATCGTCATCCAAATGGAAAACGCTCCAAATATACAGAATTAACTTTATAAATAGAAATACAATGGCAGAAAAGGAAAGATTCATCAAAGCAGACGCTTCACAACAAGAAGCCATCGCTAAACAGTTTTTTACCACTACACGTACTGTGCGTTCGGCATTGAATTTTGAGACGAACTCACCATTTGCGAAAACTCTTCGTGCTTATGCACTGAATCACGGATGTAAAATGTATGAAGTTACATTGATAGATAACCCGTACGAGAAAGTAAAAAACTTATAAACAAATCTTTATGATTTACTGGAAAGAAGAATGCAGGGTTCTTGCCACGGAGCGTGCTGAGATTGTCGTTGTGGATAGCTACGACGAGCGTGGAGTACCCGTGTTTGCCGTCCGTCAAGTGACGAAGGCGGTAGGTACCCGTAGTGGCAGGAATTCCTATTGGGGTGTACATTTTGATGAACCGTTGTCCGACGGGTGTACGGCTGTGGGATTTTCTTTTGTATTAGCCTATAGTACTGACAAAAGAACAGAGGACAAAAGGTTACGTGGGTATCATCCCGCATGGACACTCACTATTGACGATGAAGGTAGACTGGTAGACCGCAAGTATAAAGCCTTAAAGGCGATTGATAAAACTATTGATTGACAGATATTAAACTTGAATTATATGAAAACCTGGAGAACAATTCAGAAGATTGCCGTAGCTGTGGGCATGACCTATGGCATGTGGCTGGGAACCAATGTTGACGCAACGGATGCGGACAGCCGCAATGCGTTTGTAATCATCGTATTATCGGCTATTGTGGCGATATCGCTTTGTATGCCGGACAGCGGAAAGGAGGAAATGGCATGAAAGTAAAGGTGACATGGGTAAGCAATAACCCGTTTGTTCTGGATCTCAGAAACATGTCAAGATGCTCAGAGGCTGACGTACCTGCCGAGATGAATTACGATACCATTGAAGACTTTGCCCGTGAGGCAACCCCGCAGGGCTTTCATCTGCGGTCGATAGATGTTGAGGGCAAGGTTGTGCAATATGACTATAACGGCCATAAACTGTAAAGTCCGGAACAGGCTGCAAGTCCGGAACTTTCCTTGCCATGCGGAAGTGGCCGGCTCCCCGGTTCGATGCCGGGGCTTGCACAATGTTGAAAAGTATAAAGTTTCTGATTATGGAAATGTACGGTAAAATAAGGTGTGTCACTTTTCCTGAGCTGGTCTCGCAAGGAAGGATATTGAGTAAACCTAATTATGATAAGAAAGTACGTGAGGGCAAGATCCGGGTTGTCCGTCCCGGTAAGGGGGCCGGTTCCTACGCTCTCATAGACTACACTAGTCTTCCCGCCCTTATTCGCGAGGCATACGACAGACTTTATCCCAATGCTTTGGAAGAAATGAAAGAACAATTAATGAGTAATATTATCCGCAGTGACAGCAGGGCTGTGGAATTCTATAGAACCTACCAACCCGCCATTTCTCTGGAACGCCAGGCCGAATATGTGCTGAATGCCGAGGTGATGAACGAGCTGGTCCGTGTGGAGAAAGAGACCGGAGCCTTGCATAGCAAGTGCGGTTACAGCCGCAAGTCCATCGTGTGGGAAACGGTGCAAGGTACATGTGAGAAGCTTCGTGAACACTATGGACACACACTGCCCAAGACCCGTCTCCGCGAAAAATTCAACGCTTATAAAAAGATCGGCTACGCCGCCCTTGTCAACAAGAACACGGGCAACCAGGCGGCACGCGTGGTGGTTCCCGAAGTGGCGCGGCTGTTGCTGAAGCTCCGCCGCAGCATCGTTCCCCGCTATACGGAGGCGCAGATTTTCGACGAATACAACCGCCAGGCGGTGGAGCGCGGCCTGAACATCATCAAGTCGCCCACCACCGTGAAGAACTATCTCAACGACCCTGCCGTGATGCCTATGTGGTATGCGGCGGTACATGGTATGCAGAAATGGAAAGCCAAGTACACCAGTCTGATGAAGACCAGCCTCCCGCAGATGCGCGATGCCTTGTGGTATGGCGACGGTACCAAGTTGAACCTCTACTACAGGAATGAACAGGGCAAGATGTGCACCACCGGCGTATATGAAGTGATGGATGCCTATAGCGAGACCCTGCTTGGATATGACATCGCCCCGAACGAGAATTTCGACTGCCAGTATCGTGCCTACCGCATGGCCGTGGAAGTTTCCGGCAGCCGTCCCTACGAGATAGTGACCGACAACCAGGGAGGACACAAGAAAGGCGACGCCGCGGGATTCTTCCAACGCCTTACGGTACTCCACCGTCCCACGATGCCCTATAACGGACAGTCCAAGACCATAGAGAATGCCTTCTACCGTTTCCAGGCACAAGTCCTTCACGCCATCTGGCATTTTACGGGACAGAACGTGAACGCCAAGAAACTGAACAGCAAGCCCAACCTGGAATTCATAGAAGAGAACGCCTACGCACTCCCCACGTTTGAAGAGCTGAAAACCATCTACAAGGAATGCCGTGACAGATGGAACAATAAGGAAAAGCACTTCGCCACCGGTATTCCACACATGGAGATGTACCGCATGAGCGGGAACCCCGAGGCCCAACCCGTTACGGAGGTTGACATGATGCGTATGTTCTGGCTGTGCCATCCCAAAGCCGTGACCTATACCAACTACGGACTTCAGTTTGAAATAGACAAACGGAAATACCACTATGACGTATATGCCGCCGACGGCCTGCGTGACGAGGCATGGGCGCTTCGCAATACCGGACGTGAGTTCACCGTGATGTATGATCCTATGGACATGACCCGCGTGGAGCTGTGGCGGAATACCGCCACCGGTGCCAAGTACAGCGCCACCGCCACTCCTAAGGTCACTGTCAGCCGCGCCACGCAGGAGCGCACACCGGAAGAGAGCAGCTTCATGCGGAAAACCATCGACCGGAACAAGGAGACCATGGCCGCCATCCAGCTGGAAGGCGAGCGTTTCGACCTTGACGAACGTATCGCAGCCGAGCTCTTCGGTCTTTCCACTCCCAAACCTAAGAACCTCAGCAAGAATAAGATGGACGGATACCGTGAAAGGCATGACCGTGGCGAGCTCCATATTCCTCTTTCCCTGCCGGAAAAACAGAAGCGGGAGGAGGCCGAAGCGGACACGGAAACCGATTACTCCACTATGGGGGAATATACCAAGGCACTCTCCAACATGACGTTGGACGAGCTGGCACTGGACAGATTTTAAACGGCAATCAATAACCAATTAAATACCATTCAAGAATGAAAGGACTAACCAAACAAGACAAGGATGCCATCCGCGACGCACTGATGGCCTACTGTGAGAACTTTCCCAGCCGCAACCGCGCCAGCGAGAGCCTGCAGGGTGTCAGTGCGGCTGTGGTGAGCCAGATTCTGAACACCAAGTACGAAAGCATCTCCGACGACATGTTCAGCCGCATAGCGGCGCAGATAGGTTTCAGCTTCGAGCATTGGACCATCTGCGAGAGTGAGAACTTCCGTCTCGCCACCTACGTGCTGGCCGACGCCCAGATGTACAAGAATGTCACCTGGATGGTGGGCGATGCCGGATGCGGCAAGACCACTGCCGCCATAGAGTTCCGTCGCACACACCGCAACGTGTTCTATATCCTTTGCTCGGAAGATATGAAACGCAGCGATTTTGTGCGCGAGATAGCCAAGCAGGTGGGCGCGCCTACCGACAGCACCAGCAACCTGCGTGACATGCTGGACTATGCGCTCGGTATGATCGGTTTTCTCCAGAACCCGCTGCTCATCTTCGATGAGGGGGACAAGCTGACGGACTGTGTATTGAATTACTTCATCAGCATCTACAACCGCCTGGAAGGACGCGCGGGTATCGTGTTCATGAGTACCGACTATATCAAGCGGCGTGTGGACAACGGGCTGAGATACAACAAGAAAGGCTACAAGGAAATCAACAGCCGCATCGGACGCAAATTCTTCGACCTGAACGCTACCAGCCGCAACGACGTATATGCCATCTGTCAGGCCAACGGGCTGACCGGTGAAGCCGAGATAAGACGTGTGCTGAAAGATGCTGAAACCAGTGACAATGACCTGCGCCGTGTGAAACGGGTGATACATGCGCAGAAGCGCCGTGCCGAGCAGCAGAAAGGAGGGGCAGAGTAATGAGTGAGACTTTTGAACGTAATGCCAAGGGAGTACGTGAGATGCTTTCCATGAAGTTTGACACACTGGACTTTGAGGGGGTGTGGCATGACGCTTTCGGCACCCCCGAGCGTCGGGGTGTCTGGTTTGTGTGGGGGAACTCCGGTAACGGAAAGACTTCATTTGTTATGCAGCTCTGCAAGTATCTCTGCCGTTTCGGTCGTGTGGCCTATAACAGTATGGAAGAAGGTGCCTGCCTCACCATGCAGGACACACTCCGCCGCTTTGGCATGATGGAGGTCAACCGTCGCTTTCTGCTTATCGACAATGAAAGCATCGAGCAGCTCAGCCTGCGTCTGAAACGTCAAAAATCACCTGATTTTGTGGTGATAGACAGCTTCCAATACACACAGATGACCTATCGGCAGTATATTGAATTCAAGGAACGCCACCGTAACAAGCTGGTGATTTTTATCAGCCATGCCAGTGGCAGGCTGCCTACCGGACGCAGTGGCAAGAGCGTGATGTTTGACGCGTCATTGAAAATCTATGTCGAGGGCTACCGGGCTTTCAGCAAGGGGCGCTTCATCGGTCCGAAAGGCTACTATGACATCTGGCCGGAAGAGGCGGCAAGATATTGGGGAGAATGTAATATGTAATGAGCCATGAGAACGACTGCCAACAAACCTATCAGCGCCCAGCAGCTTAAAGCCCTGCACGCCACCTTCCACCGTATCGGCATGGATGACGAGGCCCGCCACGGCTGCATCTACGAGTTCACTTCCGGCCGTACGGAAAGCAGCCGGGAACTGACGATGCGTGAGGCGCGGCAGCTGCTGGAGCGGTTGAACCCGACGGACGACAAGGCACGGGCCATGCAGATGGCAGAAGCCAGGAATGTATTCCGGGACATCTACCGTCTTTCGTTCCAGATTCCCCAGCTGAACCAGGGGTTCACCAGCGACAGCGAGGAGGAATACCGCATGAACGTGGCGAAGCTGAACATCTGGGCACGTAAGTACAGCAAAGCGCGCAAGGACATTACAAGCATGAGGCTTTGGGAGCTCCAGGCCACCAAGAAACAGCTGGAGGCGTGGATGCGCCGTGAGGAAAGGAAACTTAAAAAGGATTGATACAATGAGAAAGAAACAGGAAATAAAGAAAGGAATTACCATTCTCCGCATGAAAGGGGATAAAATCAGTCTGCTCCAGGCCGAGGTGCTGGAAAACGGGCATAATGAGAGTCAGGTGTTTGCCACCTACGTAGCTTCTGTTCCGGAGGAAGACAAGGACGAGACCGTGTTTTATGCCTGCCGTGACGCCGCCCGTTTTGCCGCAGGGCGATTATCGCTGGAAGAGCTGATACCCGATGTGGACAGATATCCGGTGACGGTTGACAGACCTGAGCCCAAAGAGCGCCAGTCAGTCAGTGTACGGGAGTTTGAGGCTCTGAAGCGTAAGGTCGCGCAGTTGGAAGGCTTTGTGGAGGATTTGTTGAAAGAACGCCGCCAACGTGCCGAATACCAGAAATTGCCGGATACGAACCGTGCGGACTATATCGGCCAGAAAGATGCTACAGAGCTTATAGGATGTAGCCGTGAGACGCTGAATGCCTGGCTGCGTAAGGGTTACATTACCGGATACCGCAAGGCCGGACTGGTCTATTACAGCCGGAGTGAGCTTGCCGCCGCTCCGGTTGTGCAGAATTTTATCACAATAAAAAAGGGGAGGAGATGAGATGGTAGATAATAATAATCAATATATCCCAATGGTCCATATCGTAGACAGAAACAAACGCCGTGAACGGCTGGCGTCCCGTCTCGAAGTCTGTGCAGACCGTATCTGTGACCTGCAGGACCGGTTGATGGCGGGTATTACCGCCTTGAAGCCTATCGAGTACGACCGCCTGCTGGATGAATACCGGGCAGAGCTGGTGCGTTACGACAACATCGACCGGGAACTCCGGCAATTGGAGGACCCTACGAAAACAGAAGAGTACAGGGCCTATCACCGCAATGCCGGCAAGCAGCAGAAAAATAAAATCAACTATTAAATTATTAACCCTATCAAAAGAGCAAGAATTATGGCAAGAACAAAGAAAACAGTAGTCAGCGGCATCAGCCGCGAGCAGGCAGAGCAGGCCTTCGCAGATTTTGCGGCGGCCGATGCCAAAGTACAGAACCTCACCTCGAAGATGGACCTTGAGATGACCCGTATCCGCGAGAAGTATGCGGACCAGCTGGCAGAACTGTCTGCCACGAAGGAAAAGAACTTCGACATCATGCAGGCATACGCCGTAGAAAACAAGGAAGAACTGTTTTCCAGGAAGAAAAGCCTGGAGAGCGCCCATGGCGTGTTCGGTTTCCGTACCGGCACACCGAAGCTGAAGAACCTGAAGGGATTCACCTGGGCGGCAGTGACGAATTTATGCAAGGAGCTTCTGCCGCAGTATATCCGCACCAGTGAGGAACTTGCCAAGGATAGACTGCTGGCTGACCGTGAGAATCCTGACGTGGTATCCTATTTCCCGAAGATCGGTGTGCAGGTGGTACAGGAGGAGACCTTCTATGTGGAGCCTAAAAAGGAGAGCGATGCGGTTGAGCAGTGAGATGAGGGAGATACACCGCCGTTACCGGTACCGTCCCCGCGGGCGGTGCTGGGCTGTGTACCTTGACATCACCTACCGTCAAGGTGACTGTTTTCCACCGAGGATATCCACTCTTGGCACCAAGGTGAATGAATATCCGACCAGGGAAGAGGCACGGCGCGAGGTGTACAGACTGAACGGCTGGAATTATGAAAGGAGAAAAAGAACTTAATACAGAACAAACCATGAGCAAGAAACAGAACGGGGTGCTGGTAACGGCGCCCCTCTTCGGAACGGGACGGGAGACCGTCGGAGAATTCCCGGGGTATTCCTGCGGCTATTGTCAGGGCAACGGCTATTTCCAGGGGGATATCACGGTAAAGGACACGGAGCTGGTCCCTTGTCCCAAGTGTGGCGGTACCGGCAAGGTGAAGGGCATCGTTACGGTGGACTGGGTACCGGACGGGGAAGTGAAACCCTGCCTCAAAGGGAATTCAAACAACATTTAATCACTGAAGTCCTATGCGTATTCCCGTAAAATACATTGTCCAGATAGACAATTTCCATGTGGCGGATTTCATCTTCTACTGGAACTATTATGACCAGCCCTGCTCCCTGCTTTTACAGAAGCCCAAAACAGAAGGGCTTACCGCCATCAAACTGGTGGTTGACAGTGACGAGGCCGCCAGCTTTTTGCTCAGGGCGAAGGAGAAGACGGGATGCAGGCTATATCAGGTTGACTAAAGGCAATTCAAAAATGAATAAGAAAATAACTCAAATAAGAACAAAAATGAATATAAGTAAGAATATTCAAGGATACCCAGTTAAGTGCGCTGGGGTTAGAAAGAATAAGCGTATAAATTCAGCGTGTATAATGTGCGACATATTTGACATAAAGAAATATTATACCAAATCGACATGGAGGATTTCAGGCATCAATCAATGCATAATGAACAGAATGTGATGAATATTTATAAAGTCAACGAATGGGCGGAGTTCAGAAAGAAATTTCAGAGATTACTGCCGAATATACCTATAATAGACTTACATGATGCACTGTTATCAGCTATCAATAATAGATTGGTAATTGATATAATTGCGTTAGACAATAGATTGCAGAATATGTATCCTGAAGAATGGGAGTGCATGTCTATGAAGGAAATAATTATTAAACATTATGGTTTGGAAGCCATGCAATTAATAGAATCAGTATTATGATATACGGATATTTAAGAGTAAGTACGGACGAGCAGGACTCTAATAATCAGAAGTTAGGAGTCTGCAAAAAAGCGGAATCCTTGGGGGTGTCAGTTGATGATTGGATTATTGATGATGGCATATCTGGGACGAAGGAGCCTGAAAAACGGTTATTGGGCAAACTTATGAAGAAATTGCAAAAAGGGGATGTGATTATTACATCCGAGCTTTCCCGTCTTGGTAGAAAATTATTCATGATTATGCGAATATTGGAGTTCTGTATGCTTCATGAAGTTAAGGTTTATACAGTAAAAGACGGATATGAACTTGGAGATAACATACAAAGTAAGGTTCTTGCTTTTGCTTTCGGAATTGCTGCTGAAATAGAACGTGACATGATTAGCCAGCGGACTAAAGAAGCATTAGCCAGAAAGAGATTGGAAGGCGTAGTCCTTGGTCGTCCTAAAGGCAGAAAGAGTTCTCCTGACAAATATAAATTGTATGGGAAAAATGCCTTGATAAAAGGATTGATTGACGAAGGCATATCACAGCGTAAAATAGCAAAAATATGTAAGGTTGATAGAAATACGCTTGCAAGATTTTTGAAATATGAATTAATCAATTAGAGTATAACCGAATAGATATGAAAGAATCAGATGATAAATACAGCAACCGCATTGCAGATGCTGAACAACTCACGAAAGAGGTACAAGCTATTTATTCAGAAATTAAAGTTTTTGAAGATGCTTATAAAAAACAGATTGCTCCGCTTAAACAAAAAATTGCTCAATTGGAGGAATCTTTTCTGGATAAATGGTTGGTTGATTCAACAGGAAGACCTGTTAGTAAAGGAATGGTGATTGAGAAGAATGGAAAGCGATTTAAGGTTCTTAACCGATATCAACAATGTATATTTCAATATTTAGGTAATGCAAGAGTTTCAGTTTTACCTGAAGGTAAAAAGCGAACTCTTGATATTTTTCCCTCTGAATTAGTTGAATTTACTATTGTAGAATTAGCGTAAAACTAAAAAGAAATGAATCAAGAACAATGGTATTCAATCCCTGGATTTCCCAATTATGAAATAAGCAGCATCGGAAATGCACGTTATTTGAATGGGAAACCATTACGTTTGCATCAATACAAAGGCTTTTCGTTGAGACGTAACGGAGAACAGCGCTATATTCGTCCTGCGCGATTGCTGTATGCGGTTTCAAACAACATAGACCCTACTGAAATTAGAGATATAGTAGTTCTTGACATCAACGGGAAATTAACTCCGATGACAAGAACAGAATACATACTTTACATAAACAGCAAACGTAAAAGAGGCAACCTTAATATAGAGGAAGCCATCTCGTATTATCATAAGAACATCGAGTTTTCTCAAAAAATGCTTCGCTATTATGAAACGCGGGATATGGCAGAAATTGTAAACGAACTGCTTGAGTATGCACATAGTGCAAAAAGCTATATGCGCAAGATGGGATATTCATGCAATGACAGCACGACAGATGAAGCTTGGGACTGTATATTTCATAATATCATAAATAATATATACGAAGGTCGCATTTCCATTATAGAACCTCGTACCTATATCCTGAAATCGATACGCATATATTTTAAAAGGCTTAGAAAAGCAAACTCCCGAATTATAAGGTTGGAGGACGGTTTGCATGGCATATCCAATTTAACAAATCAGTAATGTAATGAGAGTAAAGGAAATAAAGAAACATAATCCGCAGTCTTTTTTGGATGATTTGAAAAGGGTGCGAGAGGTCATGGTTTACGCAGAGTGCACCAACTCCTATTATCAAATCTTAAAAAAGGACTTGTTGAGAGATGCTGAAAGGAAAGCAATCACATACTATATAACGGATACTATATTTATTATAAAAAGGAATGTGATGGTAGTCATTTAACAGAATAAAGATAAGCAATTACCATAAGAGGCTTGGTGATGATGTAGATTTATTGTAAAGAGTGTGAGGATTACAAAGAAATATAATTGATTATGAGAAAATATTATTACTATACTTACAGATATCAGAGAGGCATAGGCCATGCCGTCTGTTCATGCGATAATGGCTTTTTCAATGTGAGGGAAAGACATGAGTACCTTTATAATTTAAATAAGAAATATTGTGTGATTACTTTTTGGAAAGAGATTTCCAGGGAGGAATGCGAGGCAATGAATGATTTTTTTAATGAAAATAAAAAACAATAATGGACAAAGCAAGATTGGTACTTCGTTGGCTGCTCATCCCCTTGTGGTTCACCATATTCATAGCCTATCTGCCGATATGGTATCTGCAAATGAGCTGGTACTATTTCAGCTTTCAGGATTATTGGGATGCTTTTCTGATATTGTGGAACAAGACCATGCTGTCCATGAGGTTGAAGACACGCCGATGAATCCTCGAAAGGCCGCCGTATGATTAATATGGCGGCCTTTGTTGTGTATATATGCCGTTATTGTTATCTTTGTATCAGGTTTTCAGGTAATTCAGGGTATTATAATTTCAGAGGTATGAAAAAGAGTCGGAACAGGATTGTAGGATGCAGCTACGCGTTCAGAGTAGAGGACATTGTACGCATTTACGATGAACATTCCCGCAGCGGCCTCTCCAACCGCGAGATCCTGCGCCGTTATATCTGGCCGAAGTACCATATCTGTGAAAAGACCTTCTACAACATCATCAATGCCAGCGCCGACCCGCGCATCATCCAACGCCAGAAAGAGATGCGGGCGCAACTGTCGCTTTTCTGACCCGTCCTTATCCCCTGTCTATCACTTTACATGTGAAATCGGTGACATCCTCCACAAGTTCCTCATGATTGTGGTTCGTGCTGCTTCCGGTACGCCGGAACAGACTGAAGGAAATGCTGCCGTCGTCTCCGGAGAGGTTGAAAAGATGCCGGTCCATGCAGTCCAGCAAGTCGAAACGCTCCAGCGCCTGCTGCTGGAAGCCGCCGCCTTCACGGGAACTCCCTTTCCAGGGTGTGATAATATGCAGGCGTAGGGTCACGTCTGCTGTCTGCGTGCCGCCGCCCGTCCATTTCACGGGCCGGAATTCAATGAATACGGCAGGGACATCGAAAGGCTCTTCCTGCTCCAGGAATGAAATCTGCTCGTTCCACAGGTCGAATGTTCTGATGACGGGCTTCCCGTCCCGGTCTGTGAGTTGTTTCAGCCGTTCTATGAGGCTGAGGTAAAGGAATCTTCTCATGTCTGAAATATTTTTCTGCTGTTTTCTTCCACTATTTCCCGGATGATGCGCTCCACCTCCGGATGCATGCCGATGAACCGTCGGCGCGGCATGACTATCCTGCTTCTTGCCCGTTTCAACGCCATACGTTTACAGAAAAGTGCCTCTTCCGTGGGGTTGCGCCTATAATTGTCTGTCAGTTGCCGGTACAGGTACCAGAAGTACCTTTTCATCTTCCTGGTGACGGTTATCGTTCCGCCCTCATTGTGAATGGCAGCGTATGGCAGGTCACTGCTGAAAACCACGCTATGTCCGGTAGTCTCCGTTTTGATACTCCTGCGTAAGGCTCCCGTACGTATCAGCAGCCCCCGGCTTTCGTCGTTATTGTATTTCCTTCGTGCCCAATGCTCGTTGAAGAAGGCTTCCCGTTCGAAGTTACGATCGAACTCTTCTCCTATCTCCGTACCGATATCTTTCAGTGTAAGGCTGATGAAACGTCTTATTTTCCGTTCCAGCTCTCGGGTTATGTTTGAATTTGGGGTCATAATGCTTGTTTATTAAATAAATAGCCGTATCTTTGTGATATGAAAGAGGGTGGTTAAAGTACTGGGTTGGATTGCTGATCCTTCACTAAAGGCTTTAATCATCCTTTTTCTTCAGTTTTTCCACAATGGAGTAGAACTGGCATTTTCCATCCATAAGTTCTCTGATAACGGCATACGATTCTTTTTCTGCAATCTCTATTTTAAGATAATGGTATTTAAGTACCATCGGATTTCCTTTATCATCCATTCTTTCAAGTACATGTTCGCTATTCTCCAGCAATGAGACGATGTCCCGTATCGCTTCATTTTTTGCCAGCATATGTTTGTGTGGTTGGTTCAGCGTTTCCTTGATGCCATTCATGGTAAATTCTATCGTTTTTTGCACCCCTTGCACTACTATAGTCCTGCCAACCAGATTTTCTTTGGCCCATTCACGCACCGTTTTTCTTTGTTTCTGCAGTGTTTCTTTAGCTTTCATCATTTCCTTTATCACCCTGCAGGCCGCACATAATTCATTGTCGGGTATCTTTGCCAGTTTAAGCATGCCAGGTTTGTCCGGACAATCCTTACATCGGCTGATGGTGTAGGGATTATAGAACGGGAAGCATGCCATTTGCTTTCCCGGGTTGAACCGCATCATTTCCTGGTGCTTGCCTGCCGTTGCCTGGCTGCCCGCCAGCATCGCCCGGAACTCGTCACTTTCCGGATATTTGCCTTGACGCACCCTTTCCACCGTACACCGACAGTTGTGTACAATTCCATTTTGTATGATGTAACTTTCATCCTTATTGATTGAAAGGTTATATACAAGCGTATTCTCTTTTTGCTTATCTTTGCCTGTAACCAATATGTATCTGTTATGAAAAAAGGTCTGTCGGAAGAAGTGATAAAAAGAGTTGAATCCATTGAAGGAATGAATATTCATGATGCCGTGGAACTGAGATATGTCCACGAGAAGAGGGGATTCCGTTTTTTGTGCCGGATCTGGCATGTGAATAACCGCACTGCCGCAAAGATTATCCGCCATACCGGATTCTCCGTACGGCATGGGAGTGAGGCCGTCAGGGCGCAATGGCATAACGCACCGGAACGCCGACTTGCCACAGGCAAACAGCTTGCGGATGTAAACCATAGGCTTGCCCTTGCAGGCAGACATGTGAGACAAGGCAAGAACAAAGGGAACAGTGAAACGCTCCGGAAGATTGCCGATAAATTGAAAAAGACGTCTTCCTTCCTTCGTAAGGACGTCAGAGAGAGGGCGCTCGCAAATTCCCTTGTTACCCGCAGGACATATCCGGAACGCATGTCCGCCCTGAAGCTTCCTCCGAGTCGGCACGAACAGCTGCTTTATGATTACCTTCAGTCTCTTCATCTGAATTTCGAGTTTAGAAAATTATTTGGCATATACATTGTCGATTTCTATATCCCTTCCTTGAATCTTGCCATTGACTGTCTTGGAAGCAACCGTTTTCCACTTTCGTACCAACGCCATCAGCACATATCCGGTGAGGGTGTACAAATTGTGTATTGCGTTAACGGCTTTATTGAACGTGCCGACTTTACCGACCTGCAGAAGTATATCTCCAGTCTGGATGTCAGAAGCGGCGGTCCATCCTCCGGCCGTCAGGAAACGGTGATTTGGGGTGCACGTGGTAATTCCCCTTTTGGTGCGGATACGTGTCATTTCTCCATTGAACGGTTTCATGTGGGTACCGGTCACAAGTTGGTACTCACCACTTCCTCCTATGACTGATTCCCCCCTTTGTATATTTTCAATGTTTTTCCACTCTCCACCGGCCATGAGTACCCGGGTTCCTGCGACAAAACAGTTCCACCCGTTTGGAGGAAAGTATTCATCCCAGAACCGTGAGGTAATGGGCAGCGTGACATTATGCAGTGCCCGGTGTGCCTCGCGTACTCGTTTGTCGCCCACAGTGCGGTATTGCAGCAGGTAGCGGTCCCGGTCCTCATCGTCCCACCACTGCTTCCACCTGGCAGCCATGACGGCAGATGCCATGGCGAAGTTGTATTCCGCTTTCAGGTACCAGCGGTTATAGGTCTCGTTCACCTTTTGAACGTCATTCAAAAAGTGTTCAAAGGGCTTCCGGTTCCCGTCCGCATCGAGCAGCGAGGGGAACGCCTCGTTCAGCTCATGGAAGGTCTTGAAGCCGGAAAAGACGTAATTGCTTTCCTTGAGCCGCCGTATGCTGATGTCGTCCATGGGGCGTTGACGGACTGAATAATCCACGGCACGGTCCAGCGTATCGGTATGGTCGCGTATGAACTTCTGCACCTCCTTGTCCGCCAGCATCTCCGGTGTGAATTCCGGCTGCCGGTGGAGCCAGCGCATCAGCAGGACAAAAGACGCCTCCACGGCAGCAGTATCTATTTCCTCTTCTTCATCTTCCCCACTGTCAGCCAGCGGCAGTGCATTTCCGTAATATGCCAGCAAGGCTCGTCTGTGCAGCCCTTCGTAGTCAGAAGGGCTCAGTCGAAAAAACAGAGCTTCTGTTCCCCATCCCCCTTGCCATTTTCCTTGCCTGCCGGGACAGCCACCGGTGCGGGCGCTTTTTTCTCGATAATGGGCACATTGTACTTGTCGATGAAATATTTCAGGTCCACCTCGTAGTTCTCCAGCAGCAGGCGTTCATAGGCAATCTGCTGCTCGGGTGTGAAGTCTATGCCCTCGTACCAGTCGAAACGGTATCCCTTTAAGGGGAAACCGTGCTTTATCATTTTGGGGATAAGCTGGAAGTTGATGACGTCCCGCAGGTTGTCGGCATCCTTGCTGACAAGGTTCTTCAGCACCTCCAGATGCACCTCGCTCTGCGAAAGGCTGCTGCCGTTCTCCGTAGTCATGGTTTCGGTGAGCACTCCCTTTGACAGTTCGGAGTTGGCGCGGTCTATGCGTTTGTCAAAGACGTTGTAGGCATCCCCGCGGGTGGACTCCTTGATTTCTATCTCGGTGCCTTCGGGAAAGAGCGCCCAGCCTGCTGCACCCATCGTGCCCAGCATCTTCTCGATACGTCCCAGCTCCTTGGAGTCCCGGCTGGTGGTCTTTCCCACCCGGAAGGGGATGCCGAATATTTCGGAAAACATGTCCCAGAAGGAGCATACGTTTTTCTTGGGAATGGTATGCTGGGCACATTTGAGGTACATCCCCAGGTCGTGCGTGCCGCCCACCTCCACCGTCCAGTCCGCCATTTCGCTGTGCCGGTAGTCATAGCCGTTCTGCCATGCCTCCTGCTGGCGTACCACGATGACCCCGTATTCGGGGATGACGTGGCGGCGCGGTACCAGCTGCACCTCGCTGAAGGCGGGTGTCCCGTCCACGGAGATGACATCTCCCAACTGGATGAGCGAGTGCCCCCAGTAGTGCGCGTCCAGTGCCAGGTCCATGAAGGTCTTGAACCAGGGCGCCTCGAATATGGCCGTCAGTTCCGGGTTCTCCACCCCCTTTCGGTCCACGATGCGGAAACTCTTGTTCAGCACATACCCTTTGCGCTGTCCCACGCATCCGGTGAGGTGCATGTCCACCTCCACGTCGCCATACACGTCATACAACGGCACACGGTTGGGATATTCCACATTCTTTGCATACTGCCAGGCGTTGCGCCAGGCGCGCATGTCTTTCTTGGTAAGCGCCTCGGTCTGCAGTTGCAGGTCGACGGACAGTCTGGTCACCCGCTTCACCTCGGCGGGATTGCCGAGGTTTACCCTGCCAATCCTTACCGGGTTCTGTTTCTTGTAATTGCGATTGGACATAGTCTGTTAATTGAAAATGAATAATTGAAAAACCATATTTCTTACCAGATATACTCGTTCCTGGCGGCTGATCCGTAGCGGATGGGGTTATGGAAATCCTCTTCTCCGTCCGGCCCCATGACGGTGGGAATGTCGGGGATTACACGTCCCGCCTGTATCTCCTTCAAGTATTCTATGGCATCCTTATAGCGTTTCTCGCGCACCTCGGAGCCCATCTTCTGGGGCAGCGACGCTGACATGTGGTAGAGGGCGATATCGACCGCACATCCCACCAGTTCGGCATCCCGCCGTTCTCCTTCGCAGGCGAATGCCTTCTGTATGTCGTAACGCTCGCGCAGGGCCGATGCAATGCGTGACAAGGCACGCTGTTCCGCTGCCAGGCGGTTGTCGGGTGAACTCTGTTGCATGATTCTCAATGCCTCCGTTCCAATCTGTATGTAATCGTCTTCCGTAATGAACATGGGGATAATGTTTAGCGGTTAATGTTTAGTGATGCATGAACTCTTAATTTTCACCAGCCTTGGGAGGGCGGCTGGCGTACTCCCATGCGCGGTGTGAAATTTTCCTCACGCACCTGCTTCTGCAGTTTGTAGATGGCACCCTCATCAGCGTCGGGGCCGTCATCATGGGCGCGGCTTCCTTTCTCGAAGGCGAGGGTCTGTTCGATACCGGTCTTCATGTCGTTGTCATTTTTCAGTTTCTCGTTGTAAAAGACCAGACCGCGTTCCCACAGCGGGCTGACGGCTTCGATGCGGGCGAACTTGTCCGGCTTCTTCCGCTTGTCGGCGGTGACGGGCACCTGGTAGCCGCGCTGCCTGCCCTCACGCTCGAACTCGTCCAATATGGTATCCTGCATGAAGTTGGCTTCCATGTAGATGGTGACGGCGGCGTCCTCGGACAGTGACTCCCAAAGGTCATAAACCCATCGCACCATTTCGCCCACGCTGCACTGACGCACAAAAGCACGCAGGCAATGCAGTTCTGTGGGACTGGCGGTTTTCAATCCGGCGCGTGGACGTCCCCACAACTTGGCGGCCTTGTAGTCGTTCTTGCTGCTGTCCTTGAAACTGGGGTCGATGTAGAGCACCAGGCTTTCATAGTAGCGGAGTTTGAGCATCCGCTTCCACCGGATCCAGCGTTCCTGGAAGACCGCACCTTCGGTGATGGGATTGTGCATGTATTCCTTCTGGAAGCTTCGGTAGCCCATGAACCGTTCACGACTGCGCAGCAGTTCGATGGTGTAAAATTCCGGCCAGGCGGGAGTCCCGTCCTTGCCGATTGCATAGACGGTACTGGTATATACGGTGTCGCTGTCTGTCATCTTTTGCAGCACGCTGTTCTTGCCGATGAGGTTGCCTACCATGATGAAGCGTCCTTCCTTACCGCCAAAACAACCGAAAAGGGCTTCCTTCACCCATTTTGTCATCTCTCGCACACGCGCCTCGCTACGGCACATCTCGTCATCGTCAAGGTCATCCACCACGATATAGTCCGGACGCTTGTCGCGAAAACGCAGTCCTCGTGGTGACTGCCCGCGTCCGCGGCTGAAGAAGGCGCACTGGTCCTTGGTAACGAATTCGCCCTCCTGCCAGCATCCGGAGTTGTATTGCTCGCCGAAGTCCTCGACAATGTACTGGTTGAACTGGAGTTCCGCCTGCAGGTCGCTCAACAGGGCATCGGCATTGTCCTCGCTTTTCCCCACCAATACCATGACGTGCAGCTCCCCCTTGAACTTCAGCCATAGGGGGATTCCCACGTCCAAGTGTACGGACTTGGCATGTCCGCGCGGCCATTTGAAAACGGCCCGCATTTCCCGGTGCTTCTCGATGTAACGGGCGGCCTCGTTGTGGAATTTTGCATTGGGGCATTGGCAGTAGTGGCTCAGGTACCGCCGGCAGAAGTAGTCATAATCCTTCAAGGCACGGGCGATGTTCTTTTTCCGTTCGGCTTCAGTCTCCGGTTTGCGTTTTGAGGTGAGGCGCAACAGACGCTGGCAGTGCTCATTCCACCGCAGCAGTGCTTCTTTCTTTTCTTCCGCTGTCATTTCTGTTTGAATTTGATTCCCATGAATTCGCTGTGCATACGGTTGATGAGTACAAGCATTTTGTCGTCTATCTCGGGATATTCGTCCCGGTGCGCTACCATCCAGTTCTCAAACTCTATGAGTGTATCCACCTTGTTCACAATGGTGGTGCTCAAGTTGATTTCCTTGATAGCCTTGACGGATTTCAGCAGCGAGTCCGCCATGCGCCCGATGCTTCTTTCGTCACCGTCCGCCTTGTCGATGGCGTCCCCCAGTTTGGAAAGGGTCTTGGAGGTGATGGATTCCTTGCTCATTTCGCGTGCGGCGCGTTCCTCTTTCCAGCCTTCAGTGTTCAGCCACCGGCTGACGGACTGGCGGCTCACTCCGGTGAGTTCCACAATCTGTGCGGTGGGGGTCCCTTTCATGTAGAGGTGCTTCGCCACCGATTTCTGCTTGTCCTTACTGTTTGCCATATACCTTGAAATTTCTTGTTTACAGTGGCAAAGTTGCGAAGTGTGGTGCGGGGCACGAAAAAACGGCGCAATGCTTGCACACAGTTACAAAACGGTTGCACACTTGAGGGCAACCGTTACCCACTTTTTTGTGCGGTTATGGGTGTAGCTGTAAGTTTGCGACAAAATGAGACGGAAATCATGGCTAAAAGAATCAGAATATCAAACGAGACATTGAACTGCTTCGGCACCTGGGTAAAGACTGACGGGGTGGATTTGGAGCAGTTCCGGAGAAATCCCGTCATGCTGTGGATGCACTGGAGGGGTATCATTATCGGAAATATTAGGGATTTGAAAGTGGAAGGTGCCGAAATCACCGGTGAACCCTACTTTGATGAAGTCCGTGACGAGTCGAAGCTGGCAAAGCAGCAATGGGACAAAGGTACTCTGAAGATGTGCAGCCCTTATTTTGAAATCGTGGAGTCGAGTGACGACCCCGTACTGCTGAAACCCGGACAGACACGTCCGACCATCACGAGGTGCAGGCTGATGGAGGTCAGTATGGTGGATATGGGCGGTAATGACGACAATATAGTCATGCTCTCTTACCGGGGCGATGAGTTGAAACTTGCCACCGGCGAAGACTGCACCGCACTGCCCCTTCTGAAAACAGACGGCGGACAAACCCCGCCAAGCAATAACTCAAAAACAAAAGAGACTATGAATGCAGATTTTAAAGCTATCGCCCTGAAGCTGGGCCTGCCGGAGACGGCGACAGAAGCGGAGATCCTTGCCAGGATAGGTATCCTGCAAGGACATCAGACCGCAAACATGGAACTGCGCAAGCAGCTGGACGAGATCAGGCTGGCAAGTGTGACGCAGATGGTGGATGAAGCCATCAAGGCAGGAAAGTTCAATGCGGACAAGAGGGAACACTTCATCGGTCTGGGCAAGACAATGGGAGCGGACTCCTTGAAACTGACACTGGACAGCATGGCTGCCGCCACCAAGCCGATGCAGTTGCTTAACACCGGTGGAGGCGGTGCGTCGAGTGCCGGCATGGTATCGGGACAGTGGGGCAAACTGAGCGAGGTGCCGGAATCGCAGCTGAAGCTGATGCGCGAGAACGACCCGGCCAGATACCGTGAGCTGTACAAGGCGGAATACGGCATAGACTGCCCTAAGTTCTGAGAGAGGAGAAACAGTAATAGTAACTTGTAAAATCGTAAAACGACATGATGAAATTTATTTGCGGAACGCTGTTCAACGTCCTGATGGGCGTCGTCCTGGCGAATGTGGTGGAAATGGATCCCGCTTATGGCGCAGCGACCGGGGCGGTTGTTCCGGCTGTGCTTGGAAACTTCATGCCCCTGGGCGCAGCCTTTGAGGGCGTATATACTGAGGTGTGGACCGGTGAGCTGGTAAAACGCCTGAATGCGGGGCTGGCGGCGAGTTTTCTGAACGGGATTCCCGACTATTCGGCCAAGGCCGAGAATGAGGTCATCCATCTGGTGGATGTGGGAGGTGATCCGGATGTGCTGATAAACAATACCACCTATCCGATTCCGGTCCAGAATCTTACGGAAGGTGATATTCCCATCGGCCTGGACAAATACCAGACGAAGGCGACCCGCGTGACGGACGACCAGTTGTATGCCATTTCCTATGACAAGTTCTCCACCGATGTACAGCGCCACAGCAATGCCATTGACACGGCCAAGTACAAGAAGGCCATCCATGCGCTGTCCCCTTACAGCAATACGAAAACCACCCCTGTAGTCCCCACTTCGGGTGAGGCTGACGCTACGGGCCGCAAGAAGATGACACGCAAGGATGTCATCGCCCTGAAACGCGCTTTCGACAAGGCAGAGGTTCCTACTGACGGACGTCGTCTGGTGCTTTGTCCCGACCATATCAACGACTTGCTGGAAGAAGACCAGAAGTTCCGTGAGCAGTACTACAACTACACCACCGGTAAGGTGACGAACATGTACGGTTTCGAGATTTATGAATTTGTAAACTGCCCGTACTTCACCAATGCCGGGGTGAAGGTTCCTTTCGGGACTTCTCCCGCCGAGACGGACATGCAGGCGTCCGTTGCCTTCTACGTGCCCCGCATGTTCCGTGCCCAGGGTTCCACGAAGATGTACTATAACGAGGCGCGTACCAATCCGCAGACCCAGGAGAGTCTTGTAAACTTCCGCCACTACGAAATCACGATGCCGAAGAAGCAGGAGGCTATCGGTGCCATCTACAGTTATGATGGCAAGACGGCACAGACTTCCGATGCGGAGGTGACAGCCGACAAGCACTGGGCGCAGATCCGTCGTGAAGCTGCCGTGGCTGCCGCAAAGGCTGAAGAGGAGAAGGCTGGTCCGCTTCCGGAGGATGCGGGTGAAGAACTGGAGGCATAGTGATGAGCAGAGGACTACGCAACAATAACCCGCTGAATATCCGTCTCTCTGCCACCACCGTGTGGCAGGGGGAAATCCGGCCTTCGCAGGACCGTTCGTTCTGCCAGTTCAGGACGATGGCCTACGGCTACCGTGCCGGTCTTAAGTTGTTACAGAACTATCGCCGCAAACACGGCTGCCGCACCATTGCCGACTTTATCCGACGTTGGGCGCCACCCACAGAGAACAACACGAACGGTTACATCAGCCGTGTGTGCAAGGAGATGCAGGTGCCGGCAAGCTATGTACCCGATGTGGGTGATCAAGGTACGATGTGCGCTTTTGCGGCTGCGATGTCGCAGGTGGAAAACGGAGTACCTGCCGTGATGGAGGACATTATCACGGGTTGGAGCCTGCTTTAAGTGATTATTGAAAACTACTTGGCCATGAACATGGAAACGATAATGCAGATTCTCCAGTGGCTTGTGCCGAGCGGCATTGCCGGTTCCCTCTGGGCATGGTTGAGACACCGGGAGAACAGCAAGGTAATCGCCGCCAAGGAGCGGAACGATGCCTATAAAGAAATGTATGACAACCTTTCGGGGACATTAATTGAATTGCAGAATGAGAACATCAAGCTTAACAAGGCGGTACGTGAACTCAACCGTACTATCCGTAAGGCTTCCACTTGCCGCCATTATAATGATTGTCCTATCCGTATCGAGTTGCAGAAGTCAGGGGGAATTGATGCAGACCAGCCATCATACCGACAGCCTGCAAGGCAGAAGCGGGTTCGCTCTCCTTCAGCAGCCCGTTCCTCCCAGTGTGGCGAGGACGGCATTTCCGACGAAGATATTGACCTCGATACCTGTGGGGACGGGCTTCAGTAAGCGCAGCGGGCAGGCAACAGTGAATGTCAACCGCATATCGGAAGACAGCCTGGAGGTGACTGCCACCTGCGACAGTCTGGCACGCCAGGTAATAATGCTGACGGAAGAACTGACACGTATCCGCAACGAGACATCCTCAGCGGTAGAGACCCTGCCTCCTGAGGTGATAAGGGAACCCACCGGCTGGCAGTGGTTTCAAATATGGACAGGTCGGCTGGCCGTTGCCGTCCTTCTTCTGATACTGATTAAACGGCGATTGAACAGAACTTAAAAAACAAAAGAATTTATGGACGGATTAATTTACGGACTGGCGCACCTCAAATTCAAGGAGAAGGAAATCGGCCTTATCAGCGAGGAAGGCCTGCAGCCTGCCGGGAGCGCCCCGAGTACCACGGACATCTACGCCGCGCAGGTGAAGGACGGCCCGGTAATGACACTCACCACCAATCCCGGCAAGAAGGCATTCACCTGCACCCTGATAGAGCTGAACGCCGAGAGCCTGGTGAACACCATCGGCGGCACGAAGGACGCCAAGAACAACTGGGAGCCCCCCGAGAACTGGGAAGCCACGGGCGTGATGGACGTGGTTGCCGACAGCGGCGAGACCCTGCGCTTCTACAATGCCAAGGTGACCGGCAGTGACTTTGCCAACGGCATCAACTCCTCCAACGTGCTGGGGCTTTCTCTGAACATCGAGCTGCTGAAGAATTCTGAGGGCAAGCGCATGAAGCTCTTCGCCAAGGGCATCGACCCGGATACGGGTACCGAGGCTGTAGACTAATGGGGGGCTGCCCATGAAACCGAACTTTGAACTGGAATCCCTTGCGGAGAGGGTCATGTCGGATGCCGGCATTTCCCTTCCGCTGCGGCTTCCCGGAGGGAGACACATCCGCTGGGTGATGCGGATACCAACCCTGGAAAGCCGCTGCCGCATGGCACGGATGTATCTGAAACTGGGTGTGACACACGAGGAACTCAGGGCCTACACTTTTGAACAGAAGCTGGAGTTTATGGTGAAGCACACCAGGACAGTGAGCCGCATGGTGGCATATGCCATCGTCCGCGGCAGGGTGTCGGGCAGGCTTCTGAACCGTCCGGTGGCATGGATGCTGCGCAGCTGCATGCACCCCTCCGCCCTGGAAGACGCCTGGATGATTGCACTCAGTACGATGAGTACCATCCCTTTCGGGAATATTATCAGATTGGCCGAGGTAATGAGCCTGACGGCGCCCAATCTGAGCCAAAGAAAACAGAACGGGAGTTAAAGGGGTACACGGAACCCGCCCATAGCCCGTTCGGTCTCGTGGGACAGATAGCCCGTGACACGGGCTGGAGTGTGGACTACATCATGCGCGGTGTGAACTGCCCGATGCTGATGCTGATGTGGCAGGACTTCCCCCGCCATGTGCCGGGAAGGAAGAAGACCACGCAGGAGATGGTTGCCGAGAGGAGAAGCCGCAACGGGCAGCCGGACATATCTCCGGCGGACTATTTACAACAATTGCTTGACGAGGAGGAAAACGCTGATGAATCCCATTAAACTTGAAATATTCCTTGATGACAAGACGCTGGCGGGCATGAGGTCGGTGGAAGGCAACGTGGCCAACATGGAGGCTTTCACCAGGCGGATGATCGGGCATCTGAAACTGGAACTGAAAGATTTGGAGAAGGAGTATAAGAATCTCCAGAAACAAGGGCTTGCCGGTGAGAGGGAGATGGCTGACATCCAGGCGCTGAAGGGTGCCATCGGCGGGTTGAAGGAACAGCTTAAGGAATACGAGGCTGCCAAAAAACGGGCGGGCGAGACACCCGTCATAGGCAATGACCCCGCACCGAAACTGAACAGCGTGAAGATGAGCATGGCGCAGATAGCCCGCGAGCTTCCGTCACTGGCCATGGGACCGCAGATGTTCTTCCTGGCAATATCCAACAACATCCCGATGTTTACGGATGCGGTGGGCAATGCCAGAAAGGAGTACGAGAGACTGACGGCGGCAGGCCAGAAGGCGACACCGGTATGGAAGCAGGTGCTCTCGTCCCTTTTCTCGTGGCAGACTTTCATGGCTACCGCCATCACGCTGACTGTCGTATACAGTAAAGAGATATGGGAGCTTGCCGGCCGGATGCGAAAAGGAAGCAGGGCCGCCCTGGAGATGGCGGATGCCCAGGAAAAGATAAATGACTCGCTGGACACTTCCAGCCTCGGCAGACAGCTTGTTACAATCCGCTCCTTGCAGGAACGCTGGAATCAGCTGGGCAATGACCTGGCAGAGAAAAAGAAGTTCATTACGGACAACAAGGACGAATTTGACAAGCTGGGCGTGTCCGTAAGCAATGTGGATGAAGCCGAGAACGCGCTGGTTACAAATACGGAGGCCTTTATCCAGGCCATGACTTTGCGTGCGGAGGCTGCCGCAGCCTTTAAGCTGGCAGCGGAAGAGGCGGAAAAGGCATTGAAGGCCCAGACGGAGATAGACCGGAAAAAGAAGGAGGGTCCAAGCTGGAAAGACAAGGCGGTTTCATTCCTGTTCCTTGACCCTCAATGGACTCCGGGCTCCATGTCCGACAAACAAGGCACATCAAGGGCCGAAACCGTCTGGAATGCAGGTATCGGGAAACAGAATGCCATTAAGGAAGTAGCGGAGCAGGATGCGGAGACTTATACAAAAACATACAATGACAAACTGATGGAGTCCGCCAGAAAACTGAAGGAAGCCGGGATCACGGAGAAGACGGACAAAGAAAATTCCAAAGGTACCAGACTTGACTATGCCGCCGAGCTTGCCGACGCCCGCATCCGTGCCCAGCGGAAAGTGGAGGCCGCCCGCATCGCCGTGATGGTGGAGGGACGGGAAAAACGCAAGGCGCTTGCCGAAAAGGAGTATAATGACACTCTTGCCGCTATCGACAAGGAAGAACGCGATACCCTTGCCAAACTGGAGAAATCAAGGAAGGCGGGCAGGAAGGTGACTCCCGAAGAAGAGAGGCAGGTGAAGGACGGCGCGACGGCACAACGCGCCCTTGCCCGGGTACAATACCTGCAGGACACCTATAATATAGAAAAGGAATGGCGCGAGAAGAACCGCCAGGACTGGATTGACTACAACAAGGAATACGGCACTTACCAGGACAAGCGCCTTGCCATCGTGCAGGATTATGGACTGAAGATAGCCCGTGCCGAAACCGAAGGCGAGAAGGAATCACTGAAAAAGAAACGGGACAACGACTTGAAGGAACTGGACTTCGGGGAATTCAAGAAGACCGTCAACCTGGCCGACGTATTCGGTAACCTGGACGGACAGAGCACTGAAGCGCTGTTCGTTCTCCGCGACAAGCTGAGGGAATATATCAGCGGTGCCGCCAAGGAGCTGCGCCCGTCCGATTTAAAGGAATTGCAGGATGCCCTTACGGATATAGACCTGAAGATTGCCGACCGCAAGCCTTTCCGGGAATTGAAACGTTCGCTGGCGGAGTACGGCGAATCCCAGGCGGCAGTGGAGAGCGCCCAGGAAGACCTGAACACCGTAATGGCAGGAGGTGAAGTGGTTACGGGTATGTATAGGGACGAGACCGGCAGACTTGTAGCCGGACTGTTGACCCAGGAGCAGGCTGAAAGGAACCTTGCAGCCGCCCAGAACAACCGTCTGAAAAAGCAGGCGGCATTGGCGCAATCGTTGCAGGGTGTGGCGGGCAGGATGTCATCCTACGGTCAGGCTGCCGGTACCATCATCTCCACACTGGAAGGCTTCGGCGTCACTGTTGACGAGAATGTGAAAGGCGTGGTGGAAGGTTTCAACACCATGAGCGAAGGTATCAGCGGGTTTGCCCGGTCCCTTCTCAGCATGGACGTCGGCGGCATGATAAGCGGTGTGGTGAATACCGTTGGCGGTGCCGTCAAGAGCGTGGGCAGTCTGTTCGGTGTCGACTGGGGAGGTGAACGCTCGGAAAGGCGCTACCAGCAGGCCAAGGAGAAATACGAGAGCTATATGGAAGTGCTCGACAGGGTCATTTCCAAGCAGAAGGAGCTTGTCTCCTCCATGGAGGCGGACGACTTCGCCAATGCGGATAACTCTTATGAGCGTGCCCGCGAGCTGCTGAAGAAACAGCAGGACTATGCCCGCGAGATGGGCAAGGCCTATCTGAATGCGGGTGCGAGCAAGGGGTTCCTGGGCGTGGGGTCAAGCGCCTCGCACGGTACCGACCAGCGCAAGGATATTTCCCGGTCTGCCTGGGAGCAAGCCAGGAAGGTGCTGGGCGGTGACTTCGATAAATACGGCATAGGGGACGGCCGCATGACGGGGCTCTTCGACCTCCCGTATGAGCAGTTGGTGAGACTCCGTGATGAAGCAAGCGGATTTTGGAGCGAGCTGCACGAGGACACACGGAACTACCTCGAGCAGATTATCGAGAGCGAGGAAGCCTGGCAGGAGGTGCAGGATGCCCGTAAGGAGGCACTGACGAAGACGGACTTCGACAGTTTCTACAACGGCTTCGTTTCCATGCTGTCCGATATGGACGCCACTTCGGAGGATTTTGCCGGCAGCTTTGAGAAGTACCTTCAGAATGCCATTTTCTCCGCACTGGTGGCCACCCGGTACAAGGACAAGATACAGAAGCTGTACGACTCATGGGCTGACATGGCCGACAAGGACGGGCTCTCTTCCATGGAAGCGGAGAAACTGCGTGGAGACTATCAGAAGATGATTGATGAGATGCTGGCGCAGCGGGAACAGATAATGGAGGATTTCGGTTGGGAAGGCTCTTCCGGCAGTTCAAGTTCCCAGTCCGGACGCAGCGGGGCTTTTACTGCCTTGACCCAGGAGCAGGGCACCAAGCTGGAAGGTCTGTTCACCTCCCTGCAGGACCATGCCGGCGGCATACACAAGTTGCTGGAAGAGCTGAAGCAGGGGCGTTCGGCAGACCATGACATATTCCAGCAGATAGCAGAGAATACTGCTTACTGCAAAGTATTACAAGACATATTCGACCTCCTGGCAAGTAAGGACCGGGACGGATGGAAAACCATTTGATGTTATGAAAGATTTGACCGGATACATGACCGTCAACGGCAAGGATGCCTGGACGGAATATTCCGCTTTCCTCTGTGAGGACAGACGGGAGGACAACTTCAATTTCAGTGAATTGCTGAAACCGCTTGAAATGAAGGCATACACCTCTGTGGATTTTCGGGAGCGTAACGGTGAGGAGCTGCCGGAGGTATTGCCGTCTCCGTGTTGTAAGGCCAGGGACGTGACGTTGTACTTCGCCATATACGCCTCTTCTCTGGAGGAATGCGAGACCCGCCGTGCGGCATTGATGAAGGTCATGTATTCCGGATGGGTGAACCTTCAGGTAAAGGGCAGGACATCTGTCTATAAGTTCTACTACAAGTCTTCTTCCGACTTCGACACCGTGACGGATGTATCCGGCGGGATGGTCGTAGAGAGATGGAAAATGAAGTTTCGGGAACCGAAACCCGGAACTCTTTAAATAACGATTAAAAGCTGTTTGAATGGAACTCAAAATCTATAACCGGTCCGGAGAGTTGAAACTGACGGTTTCCACATCTTCCTCCTCCACCTGGAACCAGGAACTGATGAAGGAATACTCTGTGTCGGTCTCCTTTACCCACCCGTCCTACGTGATGCTGGACGTGGAGGACTATGTGCTGCTGGAGGGAGTGAAGTTCAGTATAAAGAAGGAGTACAAGCCCAGGCAGAAGGATACACAGACCTACAGTTATTCGGTGAAGTTCTATGCCCCCATACATGACGCGGAGCAAGTGAAGTACCTGCATCTGACCGATGGGGCTTATAACCCCCAGTTCAGTCTTGACGGCGGTCCCCGGGAGCACCTGCAGAAGTGGGTGGAGAACATGAACCGCATTTACGGGCGTGAGGTCTGGAGCATCGGCGACGTGGTGGTGGCAGACAACCGGACCATCGAATACAATAATGTCACCTGCTGGGATGCCGCCACAATGATTGCCGAAGCGTTCGGTACGGAATGGTGGACGGACGGCTTCACCTTCAATCTTTCGCGCTGCGAGCATGGGGAGCCGGTAGAACTGGGCTATATGCGGGGGCTTACCTCATTGGTACAGTCGGAGAACAGTGACAGTGTAAAGTTCTTCACGCGTCTGATTCCCCTGGGCTCGACAAAGAACATCGACCCCTCCCGTTACGGCTTCTCCCGTCTCCAGCTCCCTGACCGGTCCAAATATGTGGACCGTAACACGAACTACGGTCTGTATGAACACGTGGAGGAGGATGCCTTTGCCGGAATATTCCCCCATTATACGGGCAGTGTGACGGCTGTGCGCAGTGAAGAGAAGACCGGGGATGACGGGAACAGGTTCACTGTCTATTATTTCAAGGACAGCGGCATGCAGTTTGACCCGAACGGGAATGAGATAGCCGGCCTGGTGAAGCATGTGTCGTTCCAGACAGGGGACCTTGCCGGGCGTGACTTCGAGGCAAACTATGACTCAAAAACGAGGGAATGGGAAATCATCAACACCTATCCTGATGACAAGACGCAAATACCGGGTGGCAGTCTGATACCGGCTGTCGGGAATGAATATATTCCCTGGAACTTCCGTATGCCGGTGGAATACGAGACGCAGGCTGAGCTCGACTACAAGGCCGCCGTGGATGACTATCTGGCCAGATACAGTGAGGACGTGTCCAAGTATGGCGGTGACACGGACTATATTTATATAGACCGGAACCGGATACCGTTATTGCCGGGACAGCGTGTGCGGTTGCTGAGCGACAAGTATTTTTCAGCGTCGGGCGGGACCAGGGACACGCGGATGACGAAGGTCGTGCGCAAACTGGACAATCTCTCCATTGCTACAATAGAATGCACCAACCAGGTGGGAAAAGGCTGGAAGTCGCGGGTGGATTCAAGTCTGACGGACTTGAAATATATACTGGACAAGCAGCGGGAACAGCTGTCACTTGATATTCTGAAAAGCTGGGACGGGCGGCCTGCTACCGACAATACGGTCATGTCCGCTCTGAGGGTACTGAAAGAGATTGCGCAAAAAGCTTTGAGCAAGACAGAGCCCGACCAGACAGATTTCCTTATTCGTCTTCTCGGAGGTCTTGAGGTCGGCGATTCAATTGACTCCATGGTTGCCGGGAAAGGTATCATTGCCGATAGGGACGGCCGTATGCAGCTGTCCCGCCTCGAGGTCCGCGACAGCCTTACCGTCCTTGAGCTTATCTTCAACCGTCTCTCCGCCATGGAGAGCGACTATTCCTTCTCCGAGTCCGGTACCATCGAAAGTGTATCGCAGCTTGAAGACGGCACATACAGCCTGAAGATAAAGAAGCGGTGGGATAACGACTTTACTGCACTGGCAGAAAACGATGTTGTATATGGTGTTGTCAATGACCTGACTTCTGGTAGTGGCCACTATTACACATCATGGTTAAGAGTACTGCATGTAGATGCCTCAGCCAATACGATCAACGCTGTGATGTACCCTGATAGCGAGGTGCCGGGTGGCAAGAATTATCCTCCTGAGCCGTTGATGATATTATCACACCGTGGCAACCCGGTTGATGAGGAACGGCAGGGTTATTGGTATCTGTCATCCCGTGAGCATTGTATCTGCATGCTTAACGGGGTCACAAAACCCGTCCTTGAGGAAAGCAACTATTCGGTGATCGTCGGCAGGCTGAAGCATCTGTCTCTGTTCGACAACCTGCCCATCAACTACCTGCACTCTTATATCTACGTTCGGGGATTGGTAGCGCAGGACATCCACCGCATCGACTTCCAAGGCGTATTGCCCCGCATCGCCAACGACCGCGGCGAGTGGAGCATGGAGACCGCCACGGGAGCAGAACCCTACCAAGCCGACCGCGAGGCACAGACCGAGACTGTACGTGTGATGATGTACGATACCGTGTGGCACTACGGATGCAAGTGGATGTGTCTTGTTTCCGGCACTACCGACGAACCGAAGTACGGAGCAGCGGGCTGGGCAATGGTCGAGGGCAATCCGGATTTCAGCATCGACATTGAGAGCAGCAACGGCTGGTACTTCGATGCGGAGCGTTTTGCGACCACCCTCACCATTACCGGTGAGCTGTACAACCGTGACGTGACGGCTCATATACTTGACGCTGATGTGGAGTGGACGCGCGACACGGGCAACGTCACCGAGGACAACGCCTGGGCGGTCGCACACGCGGAAACCGGCAAGTCGCTGCCGCTGACGGTCAACGACCTCGGCCCCAACTATATGAACATGACCGGGTGCAAGTTCATCGCAAGGGTGCTGCTGCGTGACGGGCAGAATAATTATGAGACAATGAATTATATAACTTTCTAATTATGCAGACTATACAGAAGAAGATAGAAATTAATTATCGCCCCCTCCAGACCAGCGGCGGGATAGAGGTTGTCGGCAGCGTGCCGGACGTGCAGGTGTACCAGGCTGACAAGGCCGAGTACACTCCGGACTACACGCTTACCCCCCTGACGCTGTTCCCCCGGTGCAATGCCACCGACCCGGATGCGGTGGTCAAGGTGGGTGCGGTCAACGCGTCATTGGTCAACATGAAGTGGTACGAGCGCTTGAACGGTGTACGGACATTGATTACATCTGCCAACAAGAGCTATGTCATTACCGAGACCGGAGCCGAGAAGGGTAAGATACAAGTGAAAAAGAATACCGTTCCCGGCAGTCCGGTAACACTGGAGTTCTACGCCGAGTATGTCGATGCGAAGCGTACCGGACAGACGCACGTCTACCGTTTCAGCCGTCTTGTTCGCGCCGTAGATGGCAGCGAAGCACAGCCTAAGCTGATGGTCGACTCTCCGTCGGCACTTGACTGGAACCCGTGTCGGGACATTGCCAGGCAGGCCATCACCGCCAGACTGCTTGTCGGTGATATGGACGTGACAACGACGGACAAATGCAGGCTCTTCTATTACCGCAAGCTCGATACGGGCGCACTGGAGCAGATTACCGACGGTAACGGCGACAATGACTGGGAGTTCGTATCACTTGCCAAGAACGTGCTTACCATAGACCGGGACTATATCGGCTACGAACAGACCTACGTCGTAAAAGCATCGTACTCGAAGGACGGTGCTCCTTCATCCAAGCCGGACAGTGACATAGACTATGTCTCCACCACCATCCGCAGACGTATTCCCGCCATCGAGATTGACTGGGAGGGATTTCCGCAGCAGGTGGCCGACGGAACCAAGATGATATACCCGAAACCGGTCATCCGTGATACGGCAGGGATTGTCCCCAATCCCCAGGCCATCCTTGAGTGCGAATGGTACACGAAGGCGGCCGGCGCCTCCTCATACGTGCTGGCCGCTGCCGGGTACTCGCCCTCCATCCCATGCACCGACGGCATGATGCTACAGCTGAAGGTGATTGACAAGGGCCCGTATGCGGCGGTGGTGACATCTGACGGCAAGTACGTGACGGATGACAGCGGTAAGTTTATAGTGGCAAGGAAAAGGGATGTTTAACCATTAATCGATAGCAGTATGGCATTTTATATCAAAGTGACGAGAGAGGTTGCGGACAAGCTGGGAGTGGCAGGAATCCGCAACAGCACTGCCGACGGCAATGTGCTGTTATGGCAGGCCGATGTGGCAGGCTTTCCCGGCGATACGGTATTCGACCGGGCGGCAGTAGTCGGGGGCGTGTGCCTTTCCCCGCAGCAGGCCAAGGGTGAGATAGACGGCGTGGAAGATCCGGTGGAGGTCGCCACTCCGGAGGGTTTCATGGATAAAGACGGGGAGGAGGTGACCGATGAGCGTAGCGAGTAAGGTCGGGCAGGTAATCTTTTCGCAAAAGTCTGGCGTTTACATGCCAGCGATTATGTGCGACAAAGGCGACCTCTATCAAGAGTATGATGGTGAATCGGGTGCTCCGACAAACATAGCCCCCGACTTCACCACGATGAAGCCGACGCTCTCCTTCCTTCTCACCTCCTCACGGGTGGCTGAGGGGATTGTGGTGCCCTCAGCCATCAGGTGGTATTTCAATGACGTCGAGATCAAGTTCTCGGGTAACGTCTCCACAAACACGTTCGGCGGCGAGACGGGGCATTTCAAGTACATCCCCTACAAGGCGGGCACTACGAACTATTACGGGCTTCAGATCGTGAAGAACCTGGTGAAGGCGTCGTCCGGTGCGAGCTGTAGCGTCAAGGCGGTGGCTACGGTGACCGTGGGCAACGTGTCGGATGAGGTGCAGTTCGTCTACAGCATCCCTATTACCAAGGGGGTAGGCAACCAGAATGTGGTGACCATCGTTTCGGGTGATGACAAGTATTTCGCTATCCGGGAGAAGGGAGGCAGTGTTGTCCTCACGGCGATGGCGCGGCGTGGAGCGTCAGAGATCACCTCCGGACTGACCTACAAGTGGTCCAGGATGGTTAACGGTACCTGGCAGACACTCGTCGACCAGACTGGCAAGAGTCTGACCGTCACGGACAGCCTGGTTGACACTACGGGTATCTTCAAGGTGGAGGTGTCGCAGGGCGGCAATCTGATAGGCCTTGACACGCAGACGGTGATGGACTTGTCAGACCCCTACGACATCATAACTAATCCCAATCCCGAGGATGAGACGATTGTTTCCGGTTCCGGAGGTTCGGTGACTTATACGCCTATCCTTGTCAAGCGGGGACAGACCACGAAGGCAATGAATATGCTGTTCTATTTTGTCTTTATGGATTCGGCAGGGGTCATTCTCAATCCGGCTACGGCGAATGTGGCGGCGGCAAGCGGTACCTGCACCGAAGCGATGTGCCAGCAGGCAGGCGGCAATGTTTCATGGACATTCTCAACGGCAGCATGATATGGCAAAGAAAGCGTTGGCAAGCAAGACGGGAGAAGTGAAGTATCTCCAGCAGGGACCGGTCGGCCCACTGGTCTATCCGACCGGGGAGTACGCGGCATCCGTATCCTATACCCGTACCCCACTGTCCGCACCCATGGTGCTGTGTGAGGGGCAGTATTACGTATTGAACAAGGAGGGCACTTTTAAGAATATTAATCCGAAAAAGGACTATGCGGCCAACGGCAGCAAGGCCACCTGGGTGCTGATGGACAAGGTCAGGTATTCGTTCGTCGAGATTCTGATGGCGAACTTCGCAAAACTGGCGAGCGCCGTATTCTACGGGCAGTACATGTTCTCCCAGTATGGGGTGAGAGCGGACGGTTCGGCCGTGGAGACGGAGGGCGGGTACAAGGACTTCAATTACAGTGATCCGATGAATCCGGCGAACGGGTTCCGTCCGAACCTGCTGATTGACTTCCTGAGAGGGAGCCTTTATGGGCGGAGTGTTGACTTGCAGGGTGACATTACAGCCGAGACAATGAATCTGAAGGTTTGTACAAATTCAGACAATGAATTACCTAATGGCTCTATAATACTTTATCCGAAGAATTTGGGGCCTTTACCGGAACTGGAAGCTGGCACTTGCCAGGAAATGAAGATGTTGTTTCCTATTGCGACAAGGGTTCCCCTTTCCGTAACTTTAACCACTGCATCTGCCAATGTGAGGATTGCGCCCAATGGCTCTATACTTGATTCTGCGTCAAGTTATGATATAGTAGATGCTTACGGATATCATGAATTAATCGGGTTTAGATATGCCGATGGGGATATTACCTATTGGTGTGTATTTAAAAAATAAAAGAGTGTATGAAAGTTTTTTATAAAAGCGAGGTGGTGAAATGGCTATTGTGGTAAGGCTACAGCACCATCACATTCATTTGATTTTAAATTTACAAAACGAGAATAAAAACAAAATGTTAAACCGGTTGTCGTTTTTATCCGAAAATGACGACCCTCAAAAGTACAAGGGATATATGATAGAGAAGGTAAACATAAGCCAAGTAATGAACCAGTATCAGATAGTAACTGATGCAGACCATGTGTATGTGGAAAAAGGGAATAGCCAAGGGAAGATTAAGAAAAACGATTTTTTCAACTTACTTCCATTTAAGAATTATGGTGTTGTAGAAGGTTCCTTGGATGAAATAGGTTCCGGCTTTGGCTATAATTCAAATGGAGATGGTTCTGGTATTTCTGGTATGTTTCTTTGCGTTAACTATAGTCAGTGTAGGTTTCAACTAAAATCCGATTTATTGGGAAATACTTTAAAAGTCAGGAGCAGCAATTTTTACGGGGAATGGACGAACTGGAAGTCCATATCATTTACTTGATTGACAGTAGAGCTCATAACAATCTTTTTCCCGTCATATCCTTTGACAGTTTTAAGTAAGAGTTGGTGCTTTTCACTCTGACCGTCCTGCAAAGCCTATTACGTTGATATGTCTGTTAACGATATATATTTCCATGAAGACCACTCATCTTTCCCGTTGGCAGTGACACACTTTCTTACAAGGATAAAGTTTTTCCTTGCAGGAAAATCAATATGTATTGTATATTCATCTATGTACAAGACCAAGAGCACACCATGCGCGCCATAGGAAGTCCCCGTACCGATTATGGGGTCCCCATGCTTATACACACCAGGTTTCTTGAGGTTATCTATAACTTCTTGACTGTTATATATAAAGGAGCCTCTTGCACATAATATGTCACTCAAAAAAGAATCCAACGGTTCTAAAATGCCCTCTCCCTGGGTGTTCAGCCCGCGTATCTGAGCAATTATTCCGTTAGGCAAACCTTTCTCCACTTCTGACAACTTTACTTTCTCTATCATCCTTGTACTTTTGAGGGTCAGAAGATTCGATAAGAAATAAAAGGAGCAAATTATACCGTCATATTAGGTAATATTTACTGATTTCCATTCACTCCAAGCAAGTTCAGTTCTTGTCCTTATGAATACATTTAGAAGGCCAGTAACACTACATGCTATTTGAACAATATAATTATTTAATCCTTTAAGTACAAAAAGAATACCATAGCTAATTGAATTGGATGGTCCGTTGATGGTGCCATTAACGCTAACGTTTATGTAGTATATACCAATTTCTGTATTTAAGTTGTAATCTTTTACGGGTGTTCCTTTTTGAAACATTGCATTAAGCAAATCACCCTTATTGATCTTCCCCTGGCTATTCCCTTTTTCCACACACACATAGTCTGCATCAGTTACTATCTGATACTGGTTCATTACTTGACTTATGTTTACCTTCTCTATCATATCCCTTGTACTTTTGAGGGTCAAAGGATAGGATAGGAAAACGGATACTCCAAAAGTCTCTTATATTTTGGTATTATTTATTAACGTCCAATCTTTCAAAACCTCTCCATTGCTACGAATGGTTTTAATATATATTCTTGCAGAGTTGGTAATATATAAATGGGCTGTGTATTGAAACCCTCTTAGCGCTAATAAAATTCCAGTGCCCATATTATTTAGATTATCAGTAGATGAATATACACCGGCACTGATTTTACTATCGTATTCTTTATTTAATATATTCTTACCTTGTTCAAATCCATTAGCTTGCATAAGCCCCTTGTTTGCTTCTGTTGCAGCAGGCAGTTTTTCTCTGATTAACTCAACCACATTGGCATCTGTTATATTAACCTTTTCTATCATATCCCTTGTACTTTTGAGGGTCAAAGGATATGACGGAAATAAGCAATAGACAGCAATGAGCACAATAAAAGTAAAAGTTACTGAGTATTTCTACAGATCAAATGTAGCTTCAAATCCTCCTTCGAATGCACTGTTATCCGCTGCTTCCATCTTCATTGATATGCCATAGGAATTCATAAGAAGCGCATCCAAAATAGGTGTATATTGCAGCCGTTCAGCATAAATCCTGCACTTTCCATCAGCTTCAGTCTTAGCTTTAATCTTAATATTATAGCTACCTGAGAGGACTTTGACTTTTAGATTAGGATTGCCTGTTACATTACCAGCTCGTGATATGGAGATGTAATATAGGCTAGGCATTCCGCTTGATGTTGCAGATATAGACAAAAGAATTGAGCCTGAAACTGGAGTGCTTGTAGTCTCAAACAGAAGTACACTATACGCGCCTTGGAACTCTGATAACACACCTGATGGCATTAATCCTTTATTGGAAACTGTAGCCACTGCCATCTTATTACGAATACTATCAACTACTCCCGTGGCTGTAATATCAATCTTCTCCATCATACCTTTGTATTTTTGAGGGTCAAAGGATATGACGGAAATAAGCAATAAACAGCAATGAGCACAATAAAAGTAAAAGTTACTGAGCAATTTATATCGAGAACGAGTAAGGAAGGCAGGGGAATAACCCCTGCTAATAATTAGTTATCTGCATGACATTTATTCCCGTTTCTTTATTTCCGTTGTTCTTAACAAATACAGTGCCATTGACAGCCTTCTTATTCAAAATAATCTTGCCGACCTCTGTGAAGTCCGTGGAAATACTCGCACCATTATTCAACAATATATTGGCCGATACTCCGGCGCCGATCATTATCAGGGCTGTCGTCCCAGCATCAGCCCATCGAACCATGTACATTCCATAATAGGATGTCTTCAAATCGTATTCCTCCCCCGGTTGCAATGTCAGTCTCCAGGTAGGGAACATCTCATTCCTGATGTTCTTTATATTGAGCTGTCTTGTGATGGCATTTATCACGCTTGTGTCTGTAATATCAATCTTTTCCATCATACCTTTGTACTTTTGAGGGTGGAATTATTCCACAATACCGTGGAGCACTCCACAATATTCCACAGTATTGTTAAAAGAGGATTTTGCCTTATATTAATGAAAATGAATGCAATATTGTTGCGCAATCATTCTGGCATCAATTTTGTACTATGGTTTATGCCTTAAAAGTTATCAGTAACTTGTAGTTGTTATGGTTAGACAATAGGTATTAGTTGCATTAAGGTTTAAAGACATTTTGTTCATATTGATTTTCATTCGGAAACTCTCTTTGTTTGGCATTGCATCCCGGTCTGTGAAGTATCGGGATGTTTTTACTTAGATGGTTGCTGTTTCCGACTAAATACTGTAACTTTGTATAGTTAGCCGATATACTACTTAACTAATACTATTTTATTCTTTGGAATAATGAAAGTATTCTCAGTCTGTGAAGATCGGATGCTTTTGGTGGGTAATGCCACCAATTATTTCAGTTAAGTGTTTAGGTTTTATGCAGTCTACCCCATGAATGGACTGCATTGACAAGAAGTATTCTGCCCGTTCTGACCGAGATGGCCGGAACGGGTTACAAGAGAATTCAAACAAACCATTGACTTCCCTTTTTTCAGCATGTCTTGTAATATAGGATTTGTTCCTTTGAAATAAAAATCATACCTTTGGTGCATTGACAACCCGATAATCATGCCTTATTTGTGAAGATAGAGCATGTACTTAGAAGGCATTGGGAACGCCATAAAGTTGAATTCGGGTTGCCACCCTATCTCTTTCTTTTGCGCATTGGACAGAATGTTTGTTTGCTTGTTAAATTACACTTCATACCTTTTATAATGGATGTCCAATGTGCGCAAATTAAGCCCGTTCAAGCCGAGATGGTTTGAGCGGGTTTTGTTTGGCATTCTGATTGATTATTATTAATTTTACCGCATGTCTTTTTAGGCATAGTAAGTAGTTCTTGTTCTATAAAGTAAAGTCCGAAGAGTTGGAATTTATAGAACTTACACTTAATCAATTAGTTAATACAGACTTTCCGTCTTGTCCGTGAGGATAGGACGGATTTTAATTATAGGCAGAAAATTGGAAAGACTTATGAAATGGTAATTTTATTTTCCTTGGAATGAGAGCCAATAACATATTCCGATGTTACCGCTTCCATGGAGAGAATTTGGTTCTTGTTTCCATTAACATTTGATATGGCATACAACATAAGATAGCCGCCAGAATGGTTTGGGTATTTACTGTTTAAATAAAAACTGAAAGTATTGTCATTATCAACGTAGCATACGATATAGTTACATATTGTTGAACTGTAATTTTCTTTGGATAGACGACTGTCTGCGAATTTGTTCTCCCAATACTTTATATTAACAGAGAAATTCTCATTACTCATATTGTTTTGGTTAAAACCTATAGAGCATTGCAACCTTATGGCACGATATTGTGCCGTACTTATTGCTGTTCTAATTATAAAGCCTTTTACATTTCCAGCTGAAGGAGTGGAAAATAACTTTGGAAATAAGCCTCCTATTAATGTATTCATCACATTTGCCAAATCACTTTTCTTTATTTTCCCCTGACTACCATCTGCCAGTTCCACATACACATAGTTTGTATCAGTCACTATCTGATACTGGTTCATTACTTGGCTTATGTTTACCTTCTCTATCATATCCCTTGTACTTTTGAGGGTCAAAGGATATGATGAAAAAAGTGAGAAGAAAAAACAGTCCTTTGACAAAGTAATATATACATACTTGTTTTATGCAATGATACCTCCAAATGTTACATTCATTGTATCAGTAGTCATAGAATTCTAAATAGGCTTTGGGGATTTGGGAAGTAAACATACGATAAAGGTGAAGAACCGACCCAATGGCACCGCAATACAGACAAAATAAAATCCAATATCATTAAACTCCTTGATAAAATAGCTGCGTAATTCTATTATGTGCACACTATCCTCAAGCTATACAAAGATACAAATTTGGAATGGTTTGAGGTGTTTTTAATCTCTTTTTGAGAACCGTTTAAATGGCATTGGAAAATAAATAAAAAATCACAATTTGTTTTGTGTTAACAAGTGCAAAACACTCACAAAGTGATTTGAAAAAGAATCACGAAACGTTTTGCGGTTTATAGAGCCCCGACCTGAACCATAACGGGGAGATAGAGCCGGAAGAGTGGGTGAAACAATGTCCCTGCTTTGATGCGGCGACTATACTGACAGAACCGCCACCACCCAATCCGGCATGCTTATAAAATGTTTTTATTCTCTTTCTTTGTGCTTTTATCGCGCACGTATATATATAATGTATAGTTATTTTCTCTCTTTTTCCTTTCTTCAAAATTGTTCATGCGAAATGCTTTTATGAATCAGTAAGTTACAAAAAAGTTTCATTTTTATTAAAAGAAAATGATAGATATGTTTGGCTTGTATTGTTAAATCCTATACCTTTGCACTCGCTTTCCAAGAGAAGGAAAGTGGTAAGATTGAAATACTGAGACAGAAGTGTGGAAGGTGACACAGAGAAATAAAGAGAGATAAAAATATTTTTCGAAAAATATTTGGAGCTTATTAATAATTCTCTTTATCTTTGCAGTCCGATTCGCAAAGAAAAAGAATTTTTCTTGTTTTACTTTTCTTATCCTTGTTTAAAGGATTTGAAAATACAGAAAAAAAACTTCCGAAAATATTTGGAGGATATACTTAAAAGTTCTTACCTTTGCATCCGCTTTCTGAAAAGAACAGCAATCGTGAAACGAGCGATCTTTGAACAGATTTACATAAACAATACAAGTAGTACAAGAGCAAGGCTTTTCCTTATCAATGGGGAATTGCCTTGGGTAAAACAAGAGAACCGTCAATACTTATTTTATATAGGTAAAGATAAACTTTTGAATTCGAGCGTCCTGAACAGATAACAAGCTGTCGCATTTTGATTTTTTTAATTTGCGCAGTCACGATACTTTTACAATGAAGAGTTTGATCCTGGCTCAGGATGAACGCTAGCTACAGG